CGGAGTAAGCGGTGACGTGGGACGACCGCTTACTCCGCTGCGCTGCGTGCGCGGCTCGGATAATGATGGTCAGCTCTTCCCCAGCACCAAATCCACAACCCAACAGCCGCGCACGTGCTCGCCGGGCTGGCGGCAGTGATTCAGAATGTCGGCGTTGGTGCAGCCGGCTTCCTCGAGGGCGTCGGCCAAAATCGGCAGGCGGTCGAAGGCGCGGTCGTCGTAGATCGCCTGAGCCAATTTCGGGATGACGCCGTCGTTCCAGGACAGCCAGGAAGAATCGACCGTAGGCTGCGAGCGGAAGGGGTTGCCGAAAATGTCACGGAGGAGGGAGACTTGTGCGGCCAATTCCTCGTCCCATCTCTTCTTGCATCGGGCATCAAAGTAATCGGCATTCGGAGCAATCGACAGAGTGGAAAGGTTTGCCGCGTAAAGTGCACTTCTCTCAACTGCTTCTCGAATATTTCTTGCGCAAACCCAGTAGCTTGGCTCGTAAACTGGTTCTTCAGGATAAAGCTCCAGTTGGCCCTCAACAAGTTGCTGTAAGGCATCAAGCTCTCTGGTGGTCGTTATCCCGTCTGCAAACTTTTCGGCAGTTAAGATTGCTGCCTGGCCGAGACTTCCACTCCATAGGTAATCCCCGACCCGGCGACAGCAAGCGCAGGCGAATAGCCGAAGCTTGCGATCACTCGCTTTGTCAATCACATTAGTCAGCAAGTCGCCTGTGCCAGTTAGCCACTCTTCTTCTGTCACGTTACTGCCTCTTGCGAAAAACTCGAAAAATTCCCGAAATCTGCTCTCTTAACAACGCCCCTGGTCAGGGTAATATCGGAGTTGTGAACCCGCAACAGCTTCTGGCGATGGCTCTCGATCCTTCCCGTATTCTCGAGGCCCGCGGCATCCCTCCCGACCCCTGGCAGCGAGTGCTTCTGTTGTCCAACGATCGGCAAATTCTGCTCAATTGCAGCCGGCAGAGCGGCAAATCGACTGTCGTCAGCGCCCTGGCCCTGCATACGGCGTTGTTCACGGCGGGCGCGCTGGTGCTGCTCTTGTCGCCGTCGCAGCGGCAGAGCACGGAGATTTTCCGCAAAGTGATCGACGCCTACAAGGCGCTGGGCCGACCGCTGCCGGCGCGGCAGCAGACGCAGTTGCGGCTGGAATTGGCCAACGGCTCGCGCGTCCTCTGTCTGCCCGGACGCGAGGGCACCATCCGTTCGTTCGGCGGCGTCAATCTGCTGGTGCTCGACGAGGCCGCCCGCATTCCCGACGATCTGTATCGCAGTGTGCGGCCCATGCTCGCGGTGTCGCAGGGCCGGCTCATTGCTCTCAGCACGCCGTTCGGTCAACGCGGCTGGTTCTGGCAGGAGTGGGAGAGCGACGGACCGTGGCGAAAAATCCGCATCCCCTGGCGCGACTGCCCGCGCATCACGCCGCAGTTCATCGCCGAGGAAACCCGTGCTATGGGCCTATCGTGGGTGCAGCAAGAATACGAATGTTTGTTTACCGCTCTTGAAGGTCTGGTTTATCCGGATTTCGAGCAAACACTTGTGGACGATTGGCCGGAAATCAGCGGACGATTGGTCGGCGGTATTGATTTCGGGTGGCGCAATCCGTTCGCGGCGGTGTGGGGCGTACTCGACCGAGACGATGTGTTGTGGATTGCCGGCGAGCGCTATCTCCGTGAGACGCCTCTGCACGAACATGCCGCCGCCTTGCGGAAACTCGGCGAAGTGATGTGGTATGCCGATCCCTCCGGCCGCACCGAGATCGAGGAATTGCGAGCGAGCGGCCTAGTAGTGCGACGCGGAGACAACGACATTCGCCCCGGCATCGCCGCAGTGACAGCGCGGCTGCGAACCGGCCGACTCAAGATACGGCGCGGTGCTTGTCCCCATCTGCTGAACGAAGCACGGCTGTATCGCTATCCCACGGCTGCCGAACGCGCCCTGCGCGGCGAAAATCCGGTCGATGAACACAATCACGCCCTGGGGGCTTTGCGTTATCTCATCTCGCGCCTGGATGCGCATTTCATCGCCAAGCTACGCAAGCAGAGCCGCGACCGTAAGGGAGCGGCAGAAGAACCGCTCCCTTACGGTCGCGGCTCCGCTTTTGATTCCGAACACCTGTGGACGAGGCTCTCCTGATGCGATCTCTCCTCGCCAAAACGCTGATGCGGCTCGCGCACTGGGTGCGGCCCAAGAACATGCCCTATGTGCTGACGGGGTCGCAGTGGACTGGCACCAGCTACGTCGATAGCTTCCGGCGCACGCGCCAGCCCACGCCGAATGAAATCCTCGCGGAATTGAAGAACACCGCCTGGACCTGCGCCAGCATCAACGCCGCTACCTGCGCGAATTATCCCCCGCGCTTGTATGTCATCACCGAACATCATCAACCGCAGCCGAAATGCGCGACGAAAGCGCTGTCGCCGTGGGCCGAGCGCCGCTTGCGTTCGTTACCGCATCTTTCTTCACGCATCAAAAGCGCCGCCCGCATTGAGGAAGTCACCGAGCATCCGCTGCTGACGTTGCTTCAGCACGCGAATCCCGTGCATAACCAATTCGACCTGTGGGAATTGACCACGCTCTATCAGGAAGTCCACGGCAGCGCTTATTGGTATCTCGACCTGGACCCGGTGCTGGGCGTGCCGCGAGCGGTGTGGATTCTGCCGTCACAAAATATGACGCCGCGCCGTGATCCGGACAGCAAGAACCTGGTCGATTACTATCTCTATCGCAATGGCCGAAGCGAGGAACGCTTCGCGCCGGATCGGATCATCCATTTTGCGTATCCCGATCCGCGCGATCCGTACACCAGCGGCCTGTCGCCCTTGCGGGCTTGCTTCGAGCAAGCCGCGCTTGTCAGCGACTATGCCGCGTTCAAGAAAGCAAAATTCGAGAACCACGCCGTTCCCGACGCCATCATCTCGCCGGATGAAGTCATGGGCGAAGAGGAGCGTGATCGCTTGGAGTCACAGTGGAATAATCGCTTCCGGCGTGGCGGCACGGGCAAGGTGGTCGTGGCTGAATCGTCGCTGAAGGTGTCGCTGCTCAATCACTCGATGGGCGACATCGCTGCACTCGCCGACATGAAGGCGACGAAAGAGGATATTTGCAACGCATTCCATATTCCTATTGCCTTTCTGACCACGGAGACGAACCTGGCGAATTTGCAGGCGTCGCAGAGCCAGCACATGAGCCTGGCCATCTCACCGCGCCTGGAACGCCGCGATGAAAAACTCAACGCCCAGCTGGTGCCGCTCTACGATCCGACGGGCCGATTGTTTTTGGCCAGCGAAGATCCGGTGCCGGTCGATCAGAATTTGCTGGTGCAGCAACAGATTGCCGACTTGAAATACGGCGTGGTGTCGATCAATGAGATTCGCAGCGAGCGCGGCTTGCCGCCGGTGTCGTGGGGTGATGTGCCGTGGCTGCCGCTGCAATGGGAACGCACCGACATGCCGCGACAATGCGAGATGCTGCACACCGGACGCAATCGCCCACCCGAACCTGATACGCCTATCGAAGACAATCCGAAACTTGAGCCGCACAGCCCTGATGAATGAACCAAATCCTACGTCCCCTCGTCATCCTCGTTCCCAAACTCTGTTTGGGAACGCCGTCCGCGAAACTCCGTTTCGCGTCTCGGCAACCAGCGAGGGACCACGGCCGCGAAACGGAGTTTCGCGAAGACGGTTCCCAAACAGAGTTTGGGAACCAGAAAAAGTCGAACCCTGATAATTTCATGAGGTCATCATGCCCGACTTCCTGACCACGCACTACGGTCCCGTCGAAGGACCGCTTGGCTTCCCCATGCCCGACCGCGCCGCCCAGACGCTGGACGGTCTGCTGAAATCGCTGCCGCGCACGCCGGAATACGAGTATCGCCATCTGGTAACGACCAAGGCGCCGACCGAGATCAATCCCGGCGAGCGCAGCGATGTCAGCTGGATCAGCAGCGAAAGTCCCGACCGCACCCGCGAAGTCGTTCTCGCCAAGGGCATGAACGATTCGCAGTTCACGGCCAACCCCATCGTCACGCTCGGCCATGCCTACTATCTGCCGCCGGTCGGCAAATCGCTGTGGCGCAAGCGCGTGCGCGACGGCCAGCGCGTCGGCATCAAGGCCAAGACGATGTATCCCGCCCGTCCGGAGAGTTGGCCGGCGCAAGACGCTTGGCCACCGGATCAAGTGTTCGCCCTCATCCAGGCTGGGTTGCTGCAAGGCAAGTCCATCGGCTTTTTGCCGACCAAGGTACATGTGCCCGATAGCAAGGAAATTCACAAGAACGGCTGGGGCGATAGCGTCGGTCTGGTCATCGATGAATGGCTGCTTTTGGAATATGCCTGCGTGTTTCTACCGGCCAACCAGGACGCCCTGGTCGAAAGCGTCTCCAAAGGCAGCCTCGCCCTCAGCGACGATGTGCTGCACGCGCTGGGATTGAACAAACAGGTTTTCGGAGACGGCGACGGCGGCATGCAGGAGCGCATAATTCCCTTCACGTCACTGGATGAAATTCACAAGGCCGTCCTCGGCCAAATTGCGGCCATCGATTTTGAAGCGCTGGCTGAAAAAACGATAAAAGAGACCTGGTATAAATCTCTCGGTCGAGTGTAGTATACATTTGTTGCCTCATCGAAGCCGTCCAGATAAGCCGGGTGAGAACGACGCCAAGCGTTCCGCCGGTCCCACCTGAGATGGACGGATGATCTCGTGCGTTGTCACCCATCCGTGGAACTTTGAGAGCATCCCCATGTTCATCGAATTGTTGAAAGACTTTCTCGGCAAGAAAGCCGGGGAACGCATCCATGTTGCCGAGGCGGAAGCTCGGCAGCTCATCGCTTCCGGCATCGCCAAGGCCGTCAGCGATGATCCGATTGGCCCGCTCGTGACCAAGGCGATGGAGAGCGCCCTGTCCGGCTTCACGCGCGGTCTGGACACCATCGTCAGCGAAACGCTGAAGCAGTTCAGCCAGGCTCAGAGCCAGGCGCGCAAACATGCTGTGCCGGCAATCTTCGGCGCCGGCGGCAACGGCGATCCGCGCAAGTGCTTCGGCGATTGGCTGCTGGCCTGCGCCCGCAACGACGCTCGCTATCTGGAAAAGCATTACGGCAGCAGTTTTGTTTCTTGGCAGACGAAGGCGGCATTGGCCGAATCGTCCGGCGTCACCGGCGGCTACACGGTGCCCCCGGAGTTCTTCGATCAGCTCATGACCATCGTGTCCGAGCTGGCCTTCATCCGCCCGCGCGCCTTCGTCATCCCCATGGCCGGGGCGAATTTGCAGATACCGTATCTCGACATCACCACCGTGCAAAGCGCCGGCGTCTCGCCGTTCTTCGGCGGCCTGCAAATGTACTGGACCGCGGAGTCGCAGACGCGGCAGGAGACCGAGCCGCAGTTCAAACAGTTGGAGCTGAAAGCCTGGGAGTTGTCCGGCTACTGCGTCAGCAGCAACGTGCTGCTCCAGGATAGCATCATCGGCCTGGAAAAGTTCCTGATGACGCTGTTCGCCAAGTCGATTGCCTGGTTCGAGGAGTACGCCTTCTTGCAGGGCAACGGCGCCGGCAAACCGCTGGGCATGCTCCCGGCCGGAGCCACGCTCACCAAGACGCGCGACTTCTCCAATCAAGTCACCTTCAACGATGTGGCGACGATGTGGTCCAAGTTGCTGCCGTCATCGTGGAGCACGGCCATCTGGGTGTTCTCGCCCAGCGTGGTGCCGCAGCTGTTGCAGCTCAAGGACGGGGCCAATCGAGCCATCTTCATCAGTATCGATCAGGGTGCGACGAAAACGCCGGTGTGGTCACTGTTGGGCCGACCCGCCTTCCCCAGCGAGAAACTGCCGGCGCTGGGCACCAAGGGCGATTTGATGCTGCTCGATCCGTCGCTCTACGTCGTCGGCGACCGGCAGCAAATCGAGATCGCTGCCTCGGAACACGTGAATTTCCTCAAAAATCAGATGACGTGGCGCGTCGTCGAGCGCGTCGATGGGCAACCGTGGATTGAGCGCCCGATAACCCTCCAAGATGGGACGACGCAAGTTTCGCCGTTTGTTGCACTTAACTAACAATCATGGCGAGCGGGGTCGCGTAAGCGCCCCGAGGGAGCAAGCACTCGGGGCGCTTACGCGACCCCGCTCGCCATGTGAAAGGAGACCATCATGTATACCGAGCAACTCACGCAACGTCTGGGCATCGCGGCACCGGTGGCGCCGCAGACGCTGACCGGGACCGCGACCGCCAATTCGGGCTCCGTGGACATGAGCAAGTTCCATCGTGCCCTTTTCCTCTTCGAGACCGGCGTTTTCGGCGGCACCAGTCCGACCTTGTCGGCCCTGCTGCAAATTCAGGAAAGCACCGACAACTCGACGTGGAGCAACAACGCCACCATTCCCAGCGCCACCGTGACGACGGCCAGCAGCCAGGCGACGCTGGAAATCCGCGCCGACCAACTCGGCACCGGCAAGCGGTACGTCCGCCTTCAGGCGGTTTGCACCATCGGCGGCACCAGCCCGACCATCCCCATCGCCATCGTCGGCTTCGGCGATGAGGCCGCGCACAAGCCGGGTAGCGCCTCCAACGACGCCAGCGTAGTCAGTCAGACCGTGATCTAAAGGATGAAGGATGAAGGATGAACGATGAAAAAGGTCTTTCATGATTCATCCTTCATCCTTCCCACTTCATCCTTCAGGAGAGGGCAATGCCATGACCAACGAGATCAACGTCAATCAGGACATCCCGAACATTATCTCTGGGACGTTTACGACGAACCAGCAGTCTGCCGACATCGATAATCCCTACTGGTGTGGCTGTGTCGTTTACTTGAACATTACAGCCGCGAGTGGGACCGGCGGATTGACGCCACAACTTCTATTCAAAGATCCCGGCAGCGGTAACTACGACAACGTGCTCAGCATGGGTACCGGCAAAACCGGTGTTGGAACCTATGCGTATCTGATTTATCCCTCAAGCGGTATGGTTTCCGACAATGGCGCGGCGGTCAACGCCATCTTGCCCCGGAAGTTCGCCATCAAGATCGGTGTCGGCGATTCCAGCAGCTACACGTACAGCGTGAGCGTTTCGATGGTCCGCTAAGGAGGTGTACGATGGCCGCCAAAGATCTCATTACCACAAGCCGAGCGATGGATTCCCTTGGTGGAAGCCAGGGATCGGCCAATCTGGCGCTGTCTTCGGCAGAGCAGCAAACGCTGAGCGACCTCATCACCAGCGTTTCGGATGCCATCGAGAAGTATTGCAAGCGCCGCTTTCTCACGCACGCTTACGACGAGCTTTACAGTGGCTCGGGAGACAAGCGACTTCTCCTGCGCCAGTATCCCGTCCAGTCCGTGCAATCGGTGCGCTACATGCCCGTGTTTGTCTGCCGGGTGGGCAACTTCAACATGACCCTGAATCAGCAGGCTCGGGTCAGCGTTACGTCCACCGGCCTTCAGTGCTGGCGCTCGGCCAACGGCACGGCCTACACGGAAACGCTCCTTACCTGGGCGTCGTATCCGACGCTCTCCCTCCTGATGAACGCTGTGTCGGCCCTGGGCAACGGCTGGCAGGGCCAGGTCGTTTCCAGTGCGACATCGCAGTATGCCGGCGACTACGGCAATTGGCCCTCGGCGGACCTCTACGTCCCCAATTCCTACGGTGATCCGCTGGAAGGAGCGGGCGCGCAAACTTCCCAGGGCAATCTCAATGCAAGAGGAACATGGGCGGCTCTCTTGATGCACACCTACGAGCTACAGGGCTATCAGTGGGACGCCCGCGGCTGGCTGCTGCGAGCCATTCCCTACACCGACCCGGAGCTGCTGCATCCCGAAGACCTGGTATGGCCGGTGGGCATCAACAATTTTCGCATTCAGTACACAGCGGGCTACACTACGGTCCCCGAAGCCGTGCAAGAAGCCTGTGCCGAGTGGGTGGCCGAGCTGTTTTGGCTGACCAAGCGCGATCCCGCTCTGCTCCATCAGGTGCCTGCGTCGGGAACCGCAAGCGGTTGGGGGCCGTTGGCTTCGTCGCGCGCCCAGCCTCCGCAGCACGTGCGCGCTCTACTTGCTCCATATAAGCGAATCACTGTCGCAACGAACCAGGGTTAGCCAGTCCGCCGTTATGCCACGGCTGTGTCAGCCGTGACTACTCCCACGGCTGACACAGCCGTGGCACAACCGCAAGGGATCGTTATGCAGATCAAGGCCCGCAAGTGCTTTGTCCCGATCAGTCCCTCGCGCTGGGTGGCGAAGGTGTACTTGACGTGCGACAACAAGATCGCCGTGGAGTATCGGCATGGGCAGCACGTCAAGAAGATCGCGCCGTATGGGCCGGGAGCGTACCAGGGGACAGGCGGCGTTCCGAGTGTGTGCTGTCTGTATCCCGGCACGCAAGGCGATTTGGCCGAGACGCTCTACGAACTCGCCGAAGCCTGGAGCTACGCCGGCGAGTGGGTCCATGCGTTTCTGTACAAGAAATTCGGCTACACACTCGTGTCGCCGCCGAAGACATGCGGCAACTGCAATACCACATGTTCGCTGAATCTCAACCCAGCCGGTCCCACGGATGGGCAGGTGGTCACGATCACCGCGACTATCACCAACACCGATGGCAGCCCAACCAAAGGCGAGGCCCCCGAAGGCGCGGTAACGATCTCGGTGGATGGGACGGTCCTCTGCACCCAGACGCTGCCGGAGGATGAGCCGGACTCCAAGAACTACCAGACGGTTTCGTGTAGCTGGACGGCAACCTGCACGCCCTCGTCAACGCACACGATCTCGGCGACGTTCACGCCTTCGGAGTCGGACTTTGCCTCAAGCAACTGCACAACAGGAGTGACCGTGTCCGGCTGTGGGCAAACGCCTTGCTGTCCGGGCGGATTGCCCACCACGCTGCATTTGACGATAGCCGGCAGCGGCGGCTGTGGCATTGATGGAACATACCCCTTGACGTGGAACAGCAATCAGTGGAGTGGGACGCTGAGCAACGGCTGTCCGATCCAGTTTTATTGCAATGTCAGCACCAATCCGCCCAGCTGCGGTTTTTCGCTCGTTGTTTGGACCGGACCTCCTGGAAATTGCACGCTTTGCTACGAGATCTCCACCTGTGGCAGCAGCTCCGGCACATGGGAATCTACATCGTGCTCTCCACCCAACTGGACCAGCAACCCCACCAACAGCCTTGCCGCTACGTGCGCCTGCTTGGGTAACGGAGCAACCTTCACGATCACCGAATGAACAAAGCACGCTGTCTGTGTAGCATCCGAACCGACATCCGCTGCGATGACACTCATTGCGACATCGCCGGCCCCGGCCAGCCCGGCAACCCCAACGAGTGCCGGATCTGTTGGCTGCGCTTGAACCGCCATCTGCCGTCCGCCATCCGCTATCCGGCCGTTAGCGGACAGCGGATAGCGGATGGCGGACAGCGGTCGTCGCCCTGCTTGTTCCTCGGCGAAGTGCTGGACAAGCTAGGTTGTTCCTGCCCGGCCAAATGGATTCGCGCTTGTGCTATCCATAAAGTCTGCAATCTCGATCAGTGCAAGAGTTGTCCCGATTATGAGGAGACGTGACCGCATGATTGACTGGCCTTGGCACCCGCAGCCGGTTCCCAGCGTGGTTGATAATGCCGTCCAAGCCGGTCAAGCGGCACTGCACACAGCTTACCTGACTGGCTTCAAGGATGGGTTTCTCCTGGCCGTGGCGGTGTTCTCCATCCTGCTGGTTCTGTTTCGGAGAGAGTGAACCCAGCGGCGAACGTCCGCGGCTCAATCCATTTGGTCCTTTTGGTCCTTTCACGCTTGTTGGCAAAGGAACAACCATGAACCAGCGATTGTTGCTCGCTCTGCTCGTTGGGGCAGCGCTCTTGTGGTGGTACCACGACCATCAAGAGAGAACGCGGCCGGTCCCTGCGCCGCTGGCGCCGTCTCCGCCGGCCAAGCCCAAACCGAAACCGGAGCCGAAGCATCCCAAAAAGCCCTGGGGTCCTGGTCCCTGCCCGGCGGAACGCGGGCAGGAGGCCGGCGGTCGGCCGGCTGAGGGAGGACGCGTTTCGCCGGATGGCGCGGTTGAGCTGATTTGCGATTTGCCGGCCTCCCAGCGCAAGAAAAACATCGCCAGCAAAGGGCTTGGCTGCTGCGTCTTCCGCTCTATTGATTACGCCGCTCGCTGGCAACAGGTGCCGGAGCTTTATGATCTGCCCGAACAACTGGTGCAGGCCGGCATCCCTGGCGGCGGTTATCCCGAAAAAGTCGATGAAGTGCTGGCGCGCTTCGGGCCGGCCGTGTCCTACCTGCAAGACACCAGCGGCGATGCCGACATTCTGGAAGCGATTCTCAAAACCGGACGTTTGCCGTGTGTCACGTACAGTGGCCACGACTGCCATTATTCCGCAGGCATCGCCCACATGGTTTGCTTGCCGTATTTCGACCGGCAAACCGGCTGGGCCTGCGTCAGCGACAACAATTTCCCTGGCGAGAATCAGTTCGTCTGGATGTCTCCCGATGAATTCCTGAAGCGCTGGAAAGGCGGCGGCGGAGGCGGCTGGGTGTTCGCATTGTTGGCGCCACCGCCGCCCCTCCCTCCCCACAATTGAGGTTCCCATGCGAGCGATTTGTCCTCTGATCTTCTGTTTGCTGGCGGTGCTCCCGGCAGCAGGCGGGTACGAATGGCGCACGTTCGCCGATGAGCCAGACCAGCTCTCGCTCTGGCACGACGGCCGGCAGCTGGGCAATTGGCGCATCTCGACCCGCGAATATTTGCCGTTGTTGGCCCCCGGGATCTGGGGCGATCCCTGCCCGCCGCCCTATCCACCTCCGCAAGACGTGGTGGCTCCGGGAAAGATCGAAACGGACGGCACGATCAATTTCGGGCTGGAACGGTCGCGTCTACCCGCCGGCAGGCACCTGCTCAACGGCAAGGAAGTCAGCAAGGACGAATTGCTGCAAGCCCTCGGCTCGGCGAAAGTCCCTGATGACAGCCAGTGGCTGTCGCTCACCATTATCGGTCCGGATGGGATGCGACAAAAAGTTATCAGCGATCTGCAAAGTTCTCCATCCCTCGCGCCCTGGAAGGACCGCCTGAAGGTCCAGGATTATTCGCCGGATCACTGGGCCATCAAGGACACAGGCTTTGTCACGACGGGGCAACCGACCATCTACTGTCAGGCACCAGACGGCAGGGTGCTGCATCGACAGGATGAATACCGGGGACCGGAAGCGCTGGCCCAAGTCCTGCGCCAAGTGGACCCGCAATACAAGCCGGAGAAAGACCCCGATTTGAACAAAGGCTTGGCCGGCATCCCCTTGCCTCTCCTCATCGGCGGAGCGGTGGTCCTCTATCTTCTTTTGGGAAAGGATGAAAAGCGATGACCGTGGAAACCTTGCTGGTATATGGACTGGCCGCTGCCGGCGGCTGGCTGCTGCGTCATTTCGGCGTCGGAACGGGAATAAAATCGCCCGCTGGGACAGCTGGTGGGACCGGCGTCTCGCCGGTCCCTGCATCCAGCCGGCTTTCGGTCATGACGACACTCAAGGCCGACATCGATCAGATCGTCAAGTCGGCCGTCGAGGCCGCGGTGAAGCAAGCCATCGAAGACATCAAGAACGCCGCATCGAAAGGATGAAGGATAAAGGATGAAGGATGAATCAAGAAAACTCCTTTTCATCCTTCATCCTTCATCCTTTGAGGAGAGGCAAGCATCATGAAACCGATCCGCAATCGCATCAAGGACCATCGCCGCGTCCGGGCCGGCGACCTGGTGCCGCACGAACTGAACCCGCGCCTGCACACGGAAGCCCAACGCGCGGCACTGGCGGCGCTCTACTCGGAGATCGGCTTTGCGCGTTCGCTATTGGCTTATGAGCTGCCGGATGGACGTTTGAAGCTCATCG